AAACCAATGGCTGCAGAACAGGTTGGTGGAATATTAAACGCGAGTGTAAATAAAAGTCTTGAGAAACAGAAAGAATTAGGTAAACTTCAACCATATATTTATGATATAGTCAAATTCAAAGGCAAAGACGTATCCAATGAGCCTTATGCAGTCAAATTTGATTTGTTAAAAAAGATTGAATCACAAGTGCCTGCTTTACGAGTTGCGGATACAGCCTTTACTGAAAAGCAGAAACAGAGACTTGTTAATTCAATTAAATTAGGTAAACATCCTGATACTAAAGAGGGTGTGGTACAATGGGATGTAAGGCAGGAATCAGGTAATCCTGCAAAATTGAAGTTTCGTGATAATTATGATGTTTATATAAGGAGTGTTTATCCTGCGATTGACAAGTCTGGTAAGGAAAAGAATGAAGCTGGTGGTTTTGAATATAGTTTAACACCAAAGGGAAAGATAGTTGGTAACGTAGGAACAGGTTTCGATCGTCCGATGAAAAAGGACATGTTGAAGAATCCTGAAGATTATATTGGATTGGTTGCAAGGGTTAAATCACAACAGCAGTTTGCTTCAGGTGCATTAAGAGCGCCCGCTTATTATGATATGCATGTAGAAAAGAATTTGGAGAAACAATCTATGGACTTTAATCAAATCAAATATAATGCCTTTATAAATGAATTAAACAAAATAGCATCAGGTGAATCTATGCCTACAAAACTTATTTTAGTCAGACATGGTGAAACGAAACTTAATGCTGATGGTGATAAGATACGAGGCTGGAAGAATATTCCTTTGGACGAGCATGGTCAGGAAGAGGCTAGGAAGGCTGCTAAAAAGCTTGTAAATAAGGATGTTGATGTCATTCTTTCTTCAGATTTAATAAGGGCTGTAGATACAGCTAAAGCTCTTTCAAATAAGATTGGTGTTCCTGTAAAAAGAACCAAACAACTTCGTCCTTGGAATTTGGGTAAATTGTCTGGACAGCATTCAAAGGACGTTTTGAATGTTATTGCTGATTACGCCAGTTCTCCTAATAAGAAGGTGGAGGGTGGCGAATCTTTTAATGATTTTAAAAATAGATATTTGGATTTTCTTAAGGATATTAAAAACAAATATCAAGGTAAAAGGGTGGCCATTTTTACTCATCATCGTAATGATAGATTATTGTCTGCGTGGGAAAAGAAAGGTATGCCTGATAGTAAGAGGATTGATTTGAGTACGTTTCTTAAGAAGGGTATAGAACCTGGTAAATTTCGTGAAGTTATTCTGGGGAAATAAACTATGAATAATTTATTATATAAATTGGCTCATGATCCTATCGTAAATGAATCTGAATTAAAGAAGTACGTCGATCATAAGAAATTTAAATTAAATAAGAAGATTAAAGAGGCTGAAAAAGAGATGAAAGATAATAAGAAAAAATTGAAAGATGGAACTATAACTTATGAGGAAATTAAATATAATCAGGATGTCCCTGAACCACCACAATTTAAAGGAGTTAATATGTTGGAACAAATTAAACAAGCGGCGTTTATTAATGAATTAGAAAAATTAGCAAAAGAAAAAAAGACAGATAAAGAAAAATATCATTTTGGAAGACGGGTTGGCGCCTATTTAGCAGCAGGGCTCCCGCAATCCGCTGGAATGCTCGCTTTAACCCCAATGGCAATGAACTCAAGGATGTCAATGGGAGAACAACAATTAAATGTTAAATCTGATGTTATAGATAAATTAAAAAAGGCTATGAATGTAGAAGATGTGGGTGTTCATCTTAATACACCGGTGGCAGAGAGAATGGTAGCTGGTTATTTGCCGAAATTTAAAGGAATATTTAACAAAATTAATAAATTCAAATTTGTGGATATGCCTTCCGGCGTTCATATGTTAGGTTCAGATCCTGCGATAATGTCTCATGAAATGGGGCATCATAAAAATTTTAAATTATTAAATAAATTAAAATTAACGACGCCTTATATGGCAATAAGATCATTAAGCCCTTTGGCTTTTGCGGCTTCAACTGGAACAGCAGCTTTTGCTAAAAAAGATAAAACAGCTAAAAAAGCGGCTATTATTGGGACGGCTGTTGGTATGCCCGCATTAATTGAAGAGGGATTGGCATCCATGCGTGGTATTCATGGTTTATCCAAAATGTATGGTGGATTGGGAAAAGCATTAACTCATGGAGGCGGCGCTAAAATGTTATTAATAAATTCTTCATATTTATTACCAGCTTCCGCTCCCGCATTGGCATATGGGGCAAGGAAATTATTTTTAAATGAAGACGCAAAACAAGTTAAACAAGCAGCGTTTGAAAACGAATTCAATCTTAACCAAGGAGTAAGTATGTTGGATCTTATTAAATTAGCGAAGAAAAAGAAACATCCTGTTTCTGAATCTCAACGTCGTTGGGCTTTTGCTGCTGAAGAGCGTGGCGAGCTTCCTGAGGGTAAGGCGATGAAGTGGGCGAAGAGGGCTAAGGGCAAGGATTTGCCTGAGAAAACCGCAGCGTTGGAACAGATTAAAAACGCAGCGTTTGAAAATGAATTAGAGAAAATTGCGCTTAGTTCAAAATTATTAACTAAAGCTTATAAGAAAAGTGTATTAGAGACCATGATGAATATGGTTAATCCAGAAGTAAAAAACGACTTGCTTTTAAAAAAAGATATGGAAAGACATATTAAAAAATCTTTGCCTAAAGATTTAAAATATTCAGCAGAATTATTTGGAGAAAAAAATAAAAAAGATTTATTAAGAGGGTTGTTGCAGTCTCAATTAAAATCTAGAAAAGAATGGAAAAGTATTAAATAATTTACCGCAGGTGGAAGGTCGGCATCTTACCGAGAGTCATAATCTCGGGTAACCTGTTCAACTCAGGATCCTGCTACCAATTAAATTCAGGAGGTTATGATGGATTTGAAACAGACTAAATACGCAGCGTTTTTTAATGAAATGGAAAAGATAGCCAAAAACCCAGTTGCCATCGAAGCTGGTAAAGGCGGCATGTGGGGAGCTATCATTGGCGGTAGTGCGGCAGGATTGCCCATGTATAAGATTATGAAATTGGTTGAGAAAAGATATCCTAAAATGAATCCTTATTCCGCAGCAGTTATTGGGGCATCTATGTTGGCTGGAGCAATTGCTGGAGGTAAGGCTGGTGGATATATTGGGGCAGGCATGGGTGGCGCTGAGAAAGTAACGTCACATCTGTATAATGTTCAACATAACATGTAATTTACATTGGAGCTTCAATGAATTTTCCCTCTCCTCCTCCTGGTGCTGGCGGATGGCAAGAAACCTCTCTTGGCCCTGCCGATAGCGAAGGTATTGGCCCCACTGGCGACAATCAAATTAACTATTCAGATATAGTTCGTTCCAATGTTGTTTCGCAATATCAACAGATGATGACGAGTCAAATGCCCATGACTCATCAACAGGCTTATAAATATTTAACAAATGAACGTTTCAGATTTGGAACACAGGAGCCTGATTGGAGAACATATCAAAGACAAACTGAAATGAATAGAATGGCATTTGGGGGCGCTATTGCTACAGGGATGGCTAGTTATGCAGGATATGGTGTTACTTCTGCAGCATTGGCCGCAGCCGGAATTACTGGTATTGCCGGATTTGGTTTATCAGCACTTTTACCGGCGCTTCCTGTAGCTATGCTTGTTGGTGGTGTTCAACGATCGCTTGAACGTCAGCGCTATATGAATCAAATAGCTTCTGATGTTGAAACATATAGGGGCCAATTGGGAATGAATAATTTGACATATAATCAAGCTACACAATTAGCCTCTAATATGACTAAAAATTATGGTCCTGGTAAACCGGGTAATTTTTTTAATGCTCAACAAGTGGCAGATATTCATCGTATGGCTATAGCAAATAATATGATTTCCGGTAAATCTAAAGGAATGATAGAAGGCGATATAAAAGCATATGAAAAGAATTTTAGCGATTTATTAAAAATGACAGAGCGAGTTGTTAAAACATTAAACACTACTGTTTCGGGCGGCATGTCATTAATGAAAGAAATGCGTCAACAGGGATTTGGAACATTTGAACAGATTGGTCAGGCAATTACTACAGCTAAAGCTTATGGGACAATGACAGGATTAGGTGTTCAAAATATGTTACAAATTGGCGCTGCTGGGGCTGCTGCTGTTCAAGGAACCTCTTGGAGTGGTGTTGCTGGAACCCAGATGTATCAATATGGCGCCGCTCAGGCTGGATGGTTGGCTCGTGGTGGTGATATAACTGCTCAGCGTTCTGTCCAGATGGCTGGTGGTGTGGCGCAAGCTGGAGCTACAATTGCTGGTGCTCAAATGAATATGATGAAGTCGGGTATAGGTCGCAGAGTAACAGCTTATTTAATGGGGTCGAAGGGAGAATTAGATCAGACTAATTTAAATAGATTATTAACTGGCGAAGCTTCAGCATACGAAATAACTCGTACTGGATCTGTAAGAGCCGCCGATTTGGGTTATAGAGTAATGTTTAATAGACGTAGTGGAGAATTATTAAATAAAGTGGCCGAAGAAGCTCCTGAGGCTATAGATATGATTTCTCGTCAGGCTTTCAATATATGGCGTAGAAATAGACGCGGCACCTTTGATCAACAAGCCCAATGGTATGCTGAATCACAATCGGGTGGCGATCAGGATCGCGCCAATTTAATAGCTGATATGCTAACCAGACCTACTGGTTATGGCACTATGAGAGCGGAAAGAATAACTTCTTTAGCTATAGCAAATAAAACAGGAGAACCCCCTGGCCCATTTAGAAGGTGGGAACGCGGCGTAATGTATGATATACAAAAACCTTTTAATGAATTGGGCGCCGGTGTAGTTACAGAAGTTTCAGCTACTGGTGAAATGCCTTCTAGAGTATGGAGCGCTTTTGCTAGAGGCACCGCGACAGTTGCAAACGCATGGGTAAGAGGCGCCTTTAATTATAAATATGATTATTTTAATACTAGTATTCGTGGTCCTGGAGATCTTGAAAAAGCTTATAGAAATATGTACAGTTTAGGAAAAGGTATGACTCAGGAAGATATGGCATTTTATAAACAAAATATTCAAACAGCTCGTGGTATGATTGAAAAAATACCACCAGCATTTACTAATAAGCTTACTGAAGCCTGGGGTGCTAATATTATTAAAGGAGCCGAATCAATAGATTTGCAACATACAGTTCAAATACTTCAAAGTGGTCTTTTTAGCGGTAGAATGAATGAAGCTTTTAATCAGGGTATTGTGCAACGAACATTGCATTTAGACCGTGGCAACGATGACTGGAAAAAAATGCAATCAGATCCTACTGGATATGCTCGTGCCGCAATAATTGGTTTGCAAAAAGGGCAAAAAAGTATTAGCAAGGCGGCTGATGATGATTTAGCTTCATGGGCTAAATATTCTAATGATAATAAAAACAGACTTGGTGATTTGAATATGGCTATACTTAGAGTTAATGAACTTAACGAAACTCAACGTAGAGATTTAGCTTCTAAAGATATTAATAAAACAACCAGTCAAAGTCAAAAAGATATGATAATGGCAGTTAAGAAAAGATTTGCCGAAGAGGGCAGTAATAAGGTTCTTGGGATTGGGACCATCACATCAGTAAATAATTATGTTGATCTTGCTAAGTTTGAGGGGGTGGCCAAAGCTGGCGCATTATCAATTATTCGTGCAGATCAGGCTCAACAAGCTTTGGCTGGTGGTCCTTCTGCTAAAGGATTTGTAAATTATCTTTCAGGAAAAATTGCTGATGTATTTCTTAGAAAAGGGGCAGAACAGTTGGGTTATACAGCCACCGTAGAGGGCATGACCGCATTGAGAACAAAATTAATCAGTACTGCAGGATTATCAACTCGCGAACAAGAACAACTTAATGTTTGGACTTCTGGAGAAAAAGAGGCATTGCTTAATAAATTAAATACATATCTTGATCCTAAAGGCGCTGGCGGTCAATTTAGATTGGCGAAAGAGAAAGCCGTTACAGCTGGTATAGCTAATCAATTTACTTTAGAAATGGCACAGCAAACGGTTGGCAAAAAAGCCAAGGCTGGGACTGCGGAACAATTATTAAAAGAAACTCAGGATTATATTACCGGAGGGCTTGAAGGCCCTGTAAGTAAAAATGTTGCTGGAATGTTAGCTAAAAATTATGGTTATGATGCCAATTATTGGTATACTAAATCTCGTGATAAAACTTATAATATGCAAACATTGGTAACCAATTTATCCGTAGCTCGCAATGCGGTTTCTGATTTAGATCGTGCTAATCAAAATATTGTAGCTTTAAATAACATGGCAAATAATCCAAAAACAATTCCATTTGTCATGATTAATGATGGAACAACGGTTGGTGGTAAAAAGGTCACAAAAGGAGAACTTGATGCTAACCTGAAAGAACAGAACGAACAACGCGCTAGATTAACACAAAACGCCCAAATCTTAAGTGAAAGAGAGACAGCTCAAGGAAAAACTATTAACGCTCAAGTTAATCCTCCTGTTCTGAATTATTTTAATAATTCCTGGTCATTATAGGAGAACTATTATGGCAACACCATTAGACAGCGAGTTTGCGGAATTTGATTATGACACCAAGATGCGTCCATACTTCAGCGGTAGTAGAGAGCATCCCGACCCTATAGCTACTATCCTTATATTTAAAGATGGTGATAGTGCCGCGTTGCCTATTGCTAAAAGTACAAACGATACCAACTATTATGGAGATTTATCGCAAACAGTCGCGACCCTCCAACTTAATTCAATATCAACTTTAAATCAGCCGGATCTTCTTGAAGGCGGAACTATTCCAATGCTTAATTTAGATGGTGAACATCAATATTATGGAGTATTCAATAATTTTTGTTTAACTGGATTTACTGAAACGCACGATCAGATAGTTAAAATTCATATGAATTTCAGCGCGAATTGGAATGCTTTCTTTTTTGGAAACACCCCCAGCATTTATCAATTCAGAGGATATTTTTTAGACAGTATAGATTACCCTTATTATCAGGAATTTATGGTTGCATTCGATAAATATTTAAGTGGGCGCAAATCAATAGAAGAAAAGATGCGAACCAAACTTATGGTGGCTGGACAATTAATTGATGGATATCTTTTAAATATATCGGTATCTCATAATGCCGCCACGGTTCAATTAAAAGAATTTCAATTTACTATGTTGGTTAAGGGCACTTCATGGATTAGGACAAATTATATTGATGGTTATTATTTTGATGTTAACGATCCTGAAAATAAGGGTTATGCTAAAATCGATCAGGGATGGAGATATAATGGCCTTGCTAATACTAACAGACTAAGTAGAAATTTTTTAAGTGGTATGATTGATGCATCAAGAGTGTTGACCGATAGTCGTTAAAAAAAGGATTCAATAATGCCTCTCCAGGGTTACAATTTACAATTCAGATTATATCTTGAAGGTATTGTAACGCCTTTTAAGAGTGCCAATATTATTTGCACCCCCAATGGTGTTGAGGCAAGTATTAATATATATGCCAACAGGGCGATTTATGATTTAAAACCAAAAACTTCAGTGCATATATTCTATCGTGATTGGGTGCCTAATAAAGAAGGGCGACTATTCTGGCGATTAATGTTCGATGGTTTCTATTCAAGTATATCTAAAATGGACCAGGCTACCGAAGGCAGGATGGTAAGTATTGTATGTCGTGATTTCAGGATGGATATACGAAGGGCTCCTGCGGCTTTAGCGTTTGTTCAAGATGAAGAATTAACTGCTTTGAATCTTTGCAATATGCAGGGTATATTCCAAACATTTGTTGTGCCTGGTCAAAATAAACCTGGTCAAAAACAAGTGTTGGCAAATGCGGGTATAAGAGAATACGGTGGAGGGTTAAATCCTTTATATTTTATGCTTAGGACTATTGCCGGAACAGCTTATGCCGTGGGTCTTACAGAACAAGCCGATGGTGAATATCACTATACTTCTAAATATGGTCAAAATCTTCAAGAAGATGAGATCGGTCATGCTAAATGTGCTTTTTTTCTTGATGGATTAATTCGTGGGATGTGGCTTGAGGCTGTTGGAGGAACGTCTGTTGGTCAATTTATTAATAAACGAATAAGAGTTGATAAACGCTTTCTTATCCCTGCCAATAGGGCTGGTTATAATATATGGAACAGGCAGAACTCAGGTTTAGAGATTGCTTCATATGTATTAGGCAATTCAAAATTCAGCAGTCTCGAAGCTGCAATTATGAGAATTGCGTCTCTTTTCAATGTAAGAGTTTATTCTTGTAATACGCCCAGTTTAATTTCCATTAAAGATGAAGCCCCAGGTAAGCCGAATCCTTCAGTTTCTATGATAATGGATGATCGTGTCAGACATTTCTTAGTAAATCGAGCATCTGCTGAATTTGGCGGTCAATATATATTAAATGAAAGTATGCTTCTTCCTCCTCTTGAATTTACAGCCCCACCTAATTGCAATATTATGCTCCCTCCAATGTACGACAGGGTAATGTGGCAATATGATTCAGATATAAACGCTACTCGCGGATATTATGATCAGATTGATAGTTTATCCACTCCTGATTCGGTTCAGATAATGTCTAAAGTAGGAGTGCAAATACCAAATGCGTTATTTTATAATCCTGATCCAACGCATACTAAATATTATGAACAGGAGAGTGTAAAAGATCAATATGGTAGAGTTAAACCTCCTTTGACTTTAGAAGAAAGATACAAAGGCGTTAATGTAGCTTATGGTAGTGTGGAGTATAATTTAGCTTGTGATGACGCTGCTGCGGCGCACGTTAACTGGATATATAATCAATTGACTGTCAGCCAAATAAAAGCTGAGGTTGCTAAACTTCAGACAGCCGCCAATAGATTAAAAGGAAAGAAAAACGCTTCGCTTGATAATACCAGCTTGCCGACAACTCAAAAAGAAATATTGGAAGCTCAACATAAACTTAAAGAAGACGCCATAGCTCAAAAAAGGGTCGGAGTTGCGGAAAATTTCGATCAAGGGAATAGCGGCCATGATAGAACAGAAGTTGCATTAAGAAGACATGCTCTTATTAAATTTTTGAATTCTAAATACGCTGGAGCTGTGGTTACTGTTGATATGATGTTTAATCCATATATTATGTGCGGATTCCCTGGACTAGTTATCGATGATGAAGAGGCTGCTGGTTCGCAGTCCTCTAAATCTATTATAGGTATGGTTCAACAGGTTAAACATTTGATTTATATAAGTTCTGAAGGGGCAGAGGCAAGTACAAGCGTAGTAATGAATTGCGTCAGGTTTGTTGATGAACCAACTGATATAGACGCCTGGGGAAATCAGTTGTGGATGAAACCTACTGATCATGCGGCTGCAAAAATAGATCCTGATATATTATGGTATGCAGATACTAAATATGCAGTTCCTGAACCTGTACCTGGAACGAAGACTAGATTGAATGACAAATTTTATGATTTACAATTAGTAGAGAGTGCGAAGCCTTATATTTATGCAAAAGATTTTTTAACAATTTCAAAAGAAAGTGCAAAGCGTGGGGCATCCAATATTATCTATCTTGATGAGGAGTATGAACCTCAAAAAATAGTTCGTTTTTATCGTGATGTATTAAAGCACTATTCGCCAAGTTTTATGATAGGCACCGATTTTGAGGGCACTAAAGCTTATAATTTTGTTTATGATACTATTCATGAGGCTACTGTTGAATTAAGGAATACACATAAAGAATTACTATATGATTATACAGCCGCCATGCAATTTATAGCAAGAGATGTTTGCCATGCCAATATATTTTTTCAGGGGATTGTTGGGGCTTCCAGGCTCCAAAGTGATGGTAAATATGTTTGCAATCTGGACGACAATGATAGTACAATTATAGATGATAAATACTATGGGGTTACAGATGCTCTTTGGAACAGTGGTAAAATAGATGGGTTAAAACTTCCCAGTTCTAAAACCAAAGCGCAACTTACTCAAAACATTGGATTTGTGGGTCCAATACCATCAACTCCTATAGGGCTGATGACTGGACCTGGGCAATTCAGTAGCATACTTGAAACGATGCCCATTACTGCGTTTATTCAAGAGCGCAGAGATGCTGCGGAGAATTATATTAAAGAGGCCAGTTTAATGGCCCAAGGAATGAAATTTACAGTGCCATCGACAAAGGGATAAATATGAAAAAATTTTATCTTACCGGTTTTTATAATGAGATGCAGAAGATAGCTAATATTCCTTTGAATGATGATAGGGAAATTAATGTTGAAAGAGTAGGCGCTGTTCTTGGGGCTGGATCTATGGCAACTGCAGGTTATAATAATGCAATTAAATTTTTTGCTAAAAAAATGAAGACAACCCCTGAAATAGTAAAAGACAGTTTATTTAATACACAAAACGTATTAGATGCATTTAAAGGAAGAACTTTTGAGCCATTAAAACCAACTATGAAATCACTTCCTATTATAGCTATTGCGCCTATAGTTGCGGGTGCTGCTGGTTGGCTTTTGGGAAGATCTTCCGCTAAATCTGCAGAAAAATATTTTATTACTGATAAGAACAAAAAAACTTAACCATTTACCAAGGAGTAGTTATGGATAATGTAATGAAACAGATCAGGGAAGACGCCTGTATGAATGAACTTAATAAGCTGGCTTTTGGTCATGGTATTCCGTCGGATAAAATGCAAAAACTTGTAGAAGCTTCAGATGAATATAAGAAAAATATGGGCGAATTTAAAAAGAAGTATCCAGCATATAATAAAATTCTAAATACTTCTTCAGGCATTGGAGCGGCTAGTGGGCTTGCACTTACTTTGCCTACCCTGCTATTAAAAGGAAAATTTTTCCCTGTGGGCACTGCTGTTTTGACTGGTGCTGGAGCGGCTGGAGGATATGGTATTGGTCGTTTGATAGATAGACTTAAATATCCAGGCGCCAGTAAAGAATTTAAATTAATGAAAGCACAGGATAAACTGAATGTTAAGAAAATAGGTTTATAAAATAATGGATGATAAAGAACAATTAGTTGAATGGCAAAAAACGAGAGATCCCAATCTTTTCGCCAATTTAATTATTCGTTATCAGCCCGTTGTTAATTCAGTTGTTAATAAATATCGTACTGTAGGATTAGCTCCTGCGACATTGAGAGCCAATGCGACAACGCAACTGATTAAAGCTTTTGAATCATACGATCCAAATAAAGGAACTGTTCCGACGACCCATATCTGGAACAACCTGCAGAAAGTGCAACGTATAGCAACTGAAAGTTTGATGTCCGGACATATACCTGAGAACAGAAATCTTAAAAAAGCTACATTCTTAACTGTTAAGGACAATTTAACGGATCAGTTGGGCAGGGAGCCTGCAGTAGATGAATTGGCTGAAGAGCTTGTTTGGGACCGCAAGGAAGTTGGCAGGATGTTGAATGAATTAAAAGGTGAAGTTACAGCTTCAGGCGCGCCTTTTGATTTCTATGGCAATGCTTCGCAAAAACCTTCTAGAGATAGGGACCTTGCGGATTATTTGTATGGAGAATTAGATCCGAAACAAAAGGTAATTTTTGAGTATACTTTTGGATACGCCGGACGACCAATATTAAATAATAAAGCAATAGCTCAAAAATTAAATATAAATGAAATGGCCGTTCATAGAATGAAACAGGATATGTCGCAAAGAATTCGGGAGATGAGATAATGTTATCAAAACTATCATCTAAAGAATTTGAGAAAATATCTTTTTTTGCCGATAAAGCAGTTTCCGTTACTGAACAAGCTTTGGGTAGAAGGGCTTTTTCAAAACCTCCTACCATTGCGGAACAGAATATATTAAAAGGGAAACCACAAGTGGTTGTGCCACTATCCTTAAAAAGAAAAAAATATATATGAAAAACATTATGGAACAGATTAAACAAGCAGCCTTTGAAGATGAACTTCGTAAAATTGCTGAAGACAACGTTGAGCCTACTATTGGAGAGGCGCCTGAAGAAGAACCTGCTCCTCCATTTAATCCAGTGCCTACAAAACCGATAAGCGGCATTAAAACAATTAATAAGGTATAGGTATACAATGAATATTCTAAAACAAATTAAAGTGGCTGAATTTGAGAAGGTTGCTAAAGATCTGCCGATCAGCAATCTTACATTTTCAGAAAAAGGGCCTGCGCCTCAACAACAGCAGCAACCATCTTATGGTAAAGGAAATTTTATTAAAGATGTGGCCACTACGACCGCTTTGGCTGGGGCTGGAGGTTATGCTGCGCATAAGGTTACGGACGTAGTATTGAATAAACTTAATCAGGCCAGAGTTGCCAGGCGTCTCCCTGTTCTTGGCCATGGTAAATATCAAATGTTAAATGTCGGTATTAATGCGTTAGGTGATATTGGTTTGGGCACCAGTTTAGCATTAATGAATAGGCATAGAAACGTTCAACAGGCTCAACAAACGAGATAATTATGGGAAGAACTGTCGATCAAATGCGTTTTGAATTTTTTAAAAAGAATATCGAAAAGACAGCGATGTCTAAAGAGACCGTTCATATGATTGAAAAAATGAGAAAATTTCCTCATGTAAAACTGGCATGTAAATTATCCAAGAAGCATACTAAACATAATCGCGATAAACTCTGGGAAAGACGATAATATTTTCAGTTATCTATTGAGGCATTTATGGCTCCCCCAAAAGCGGCTTGTGAAGCATATATTACCACTAAAATAACATGGGCCAAACTTGTTGGCGCTTATTATGATGCCATTGCCGCGATTAAAAAAATAAATGCATTAAAATTTAAATTAAAATGGGGCGATATCGGCAATGATATTCTTACTGGTTTAGCCAGTCTTGGGGAAATGATATTAAATCAAATAGAGACTTTGGCCGCATCAATGGCTGATAATCTATTGGGGGAAGTATCAAGTGCCGGATCGAAAATATTAGAAAGTATACTTGGCGCTTTATTAAAAATTGTTTTATTATTTCCCACAGCTTTATTTGAGTTGGTTGCTATTCCATACCAAAGGGCGGTCCATTATTGTGAAAGGGAAAGATTTTTTTTAAGTAAGTGTTTTGCTTATTTTGAAGATATTAATTCAATAGTATTAAAATGGTCGAGGCATCAACAGGGAACTGATGTTTATAATCAAATGCGAAAAGCCATGCCTTATATTAATTCTGTTTTAACTTTAATGGAAGCTATTATACAACAGTTACAGGGAGCCCCGGTCAGCGCTGGAATACAAAAAGAACCCTTTTTCGATCAAGAAAAATATAATAAACTTCAGGCAGATTTATCTCAGGCTATAAATATAACGATGCCTTCGTCTTTGATAGAAAATAAATTTAATTTAAATCAAAGGCTTAAGATTGAATCCGATAAAATATATAATCAAAAAATAATCAAGATTAATGCAGAATATGATAAGCAAAAAGCTATTATTGTGCAAGGGTACAAATCGGATGTCGATAAAATTAAAAATACGTCATCTTCAAAAGATACTTCTATAAAAGGGAGCGTTGGTGTTTTTGGTATTAAAATACCGTTCAGCATTAATACGCCTAATGATTTTGATAAAGCGAAAACCAGATATGATGATAAAATAAAAAAATTAGATAAGTGGAAAAAAGATAAAATAATGGTAGCTAGAATTGAGGCTGATACTTATTCCGCAGATCATGGCGCTGCTTTTGAAAAAGCATATAATGGAATTAAGGCCGAGTTTCAATATGATATGAATCGAGTGATGCAGGACCTCAGTGATTTTACGATTAGTGTCCAAAGCGCTTATACAAGTTATTTAAAATGTCATCAGGCTTGTGCTACTATATATAATTTTCAGGGCTTGATTAAATATCTTTTAAAACAATTAATAGCAATTATAAGGGCCTCAATGGGTCCTTTAAACAAGTCTACTCAAGCGATAATAGAAAGCGCCGAATCCATGGTTTCATTGACCGGCGACATGTTTACTAAAGCAATAGATAAATATAATACAGGTCAGCCAATATCCGGTTCGGAATTATCAATAACATTAACCACTGGCCATGTTTTGCTTAATACTGCCGACACTGTTTTAGATACTACGATTACCAGTTCTTTAATAAATGCTTTAAATACTCCTAATAATCTTACATCTATAGGTAATGAATATCAGGCGTTTTTAGATAGATTGGCTAAAATTCAAGATTGGGATGGAGCGATCGCTGTGTGGGCGGTTAATATTGATCTTGGTTCTCCGGCTCCATATATAGAATTGGTCCCAGAATCTTTAAGTATGGTCACTAAAATTCCAGCAGCGATAGGATCGGTCACGCCAAAGTCCAGAACTAATTTAAGCACATCCTTATCTAAAGTAAGAAAAACTTTAAATAAAATATTGAGACATAATTATGATGTTTATAATACTCTTAATTCATATGTTCCTTATTATGGATCTGAATATGGAAATTTAGTATCGCTCCTTAATCATCTTGGAATACTTGATGAATTTGCTACGACAATGGATGTATTGGCTATAGTAAGAAAACTTCAGGTCGATTGCACAAATCATGGTTTTAATAATATATGGCCCACGGATGCTAATTGTCTGGCTGCATATCCCGATCTGAAAAAAATGTATGATAGCAGGGACGACGTATGGCACGCTATTGCAAGAAATAGGGCTAGTTCACCATCGCCGTTGGTTGATTCAAAACATCAAGCTGATAGTGAAGCTAATGCCATTAAAGCGTTAGGATTGAATACTCAGATTACTCAAGGTACTATATTAAATGATGTTGATGAAAAAGGTTTAAATAATCCCGTTCCATCACCATAATGATTGCATTAAATTATATTTATTAAGGATATTATTATGTCAGACATAGATTTTATAACAGATTTAACAGGATCTTTTACCATAGCTTTAGGAGACAATCCTCAAAAAGTTACCGGTAATAGAGCGCTATTAAATAGATTTGAATTAACCTTTTTAACTAAACGCAGGCAATTTCTGGTAGGTGACACTCCTGTTGTGGACAACTATGGTGGAGATGCCGGCAAATTTGTTAATAGACCGGCGGTCATTGCTGATATTCAAAGTATATCGGCGGCATTGTCAACAGCTATGGAACAAACCGTGCAATGTATGATGTTGGACCAATCAACCAATCTTCCTGATACTGAAAAAATAGTATCGGCTGAAATTTTGAGTGTTAATGTAGTGGCCGACGTCGTTACTACCTCTATAAAAGTTAATCCTGTTGAGGTAGAAGCTTATAACGATTTGATATTTAATTTACCTATAATTAAAATGATGTAGGGTTAATTATGCAACATGAAATAACATACTCCCCTGTAAAGCAAATATGCAAAGGGAGAATTACAAGTAAAATAAATGATTCTGAAACTTATGAAGTAAGCATTCATAATTCCGTACTTGGCGCTTTTAATGGCCCCATTTACGCCACAGCTTCATATCAACCCGGTTTAGATAATAATTATAAACAGGGTGATTATGTTTTAGTAATGATAACTTTTATGTATGGATCTGATGGGAAATATAAAGATCCTACCCCTGGGTCCGCCAATTACATTATGGGCCTTTATAACGAAAGGGCCATAACTAATATTAAAGTTGAGAATGATAAAACTCAGACTGGTAAAGATAGATTAGTTATTAAAAATAAAATTAGTCAAGCCGGATTTGTGGCTTCAGATTCAGGTGAAGTGTATATGTCCAGCGGGGCTATGCATATTTTATTAAAAGCTTTTGGATTTGGCATTTATGAAGATATGTCGCATACGGTAGCTCAAAATCATTTCAGAGTAATCGCGAACGCCCCCAATTATCTTTCAAGAGAACATTTCGGCATGTTTGCCGGAGATACAATGGAAGACAAGGCCAGCAGGGTATCGGATTCCGATTATTATATTAATTATAGAAGATTTGTTACAAAAACATTATCTCCTGATGATTGGGTCTCTACTTGTGAAGGATCTTTTTCTCCATGGGTAGGCGCCAATAATGAAATAAATTATGTGTCAGCCAGCAAAGAGGTCCTCTTATCAAAAGTGATCAATCATGGAGATTCAAGAATAACCGTAGAAATGGGAGAGCCTGGCGATTCATTTGTTAACTTAAGAATTGATAATGTGATGATGTGTGAAAAAGGAACGGCGAATGGCGCGACCCCAGCTATATTATCGAATAAATTTAATTTAAAAGTAAGTGATAAAGGCGCTGTTGAATTAACCTCAGGCGGCGCTGCTCCTATAGCTAAATTTAAATTAACTATTACCGCAGATGGGGAACTGGAGATTCACGCGGCAAAGAAGATAACTATAACTCATGGAGATTCCGACACTTCTATTAATTCTATTGTTTTAGATCCAATTAAAGGCATAGATGTTACCGCTTTAAATGGATTCAGGGTCAATGGCCAACCCTTAATTAATCAACGGTATCTCGATTGGATGGTTCAGAACCAATTAGCCATGTGGATATCTTCTGCCCCAGGAGCGCCGGCGCCAATAAATCCAGCGATAGCGCCAGTATTTAATCAGGGGGCTTTATCTCCAGATTCGGCTGAAGGATTTACCACTAAAAACGTAGGAATTCCGGCCATAGGACTTATAAGTGTTGTTGATACATTTTCAACGGTTTAATATTACTTTGTTGAATTAACTTGAATTATATTATATTATTAATAGTAAGGGCTGGATACACCATTTATATTGAAACATAAAAAAAAGGATTAATTATGAAATCATTGAAGGACGCTGTTATTCCACAACCCAAATTTGAAAAAATTGCCACCATAGAACTTTCCAAGAATATCAATGACTGGAATGAAACTATTCTTAAAGCTTTCTATGAAGAAATTAATTATCTTCCTAAAGAAATAGGCGTAAATGTTATCATCACCAATATTGATGAAAATAAAGGATACGCTAAGGGAAGCATCGTGGTGTTCTTCAATGGTAAACAGATTAATTTTCCGGTCATAGTGAATGATTATAAGTTAAGTCCGTTTGATGTATTTATTTATAAAGTTGAAGGTAAAGATGTTTATTATCCGGCAAATGAAATTAATATAAAAAAGGTATTGATGGCCGACCAGGTAGCTACATTGGAGAACAGGTGGGATCAGGCGCGTGGGTATCAGCTTGTCAAAGCTCCAGGAGGGGTTCAGCCTAAGCAATCAATCAATCTTTATGACGCGCCTGAAGAATCGCTTTATCCGCCATTCGCAAAGATGTCGAATTGGCATATGTTGGCTAAGAAAGAGGATCTTGAAAAATTTGCTGAGACTCTTGTTGGAATGCCCGACGTTAGTTCTGCATTTCATGACAATACCGGCGATCTTGCAACTAATTTAGTTCAGCTTAAGAGCTATCAGCGTGAAGAGGTTACTCCTAATGAGCACCGCAAAGGAGTAATCGATTTGAATGGTGTTATAGATTCTAAAAGAGCCATTACGACTATAGATTCAGATATGTTTGATGTGTCTTCTTTAATACCTCTGCAGCCGCCGTGTGTAGCGGAAGCGAGAATATATCAGTATCCTTCAATGGAAGATTTTCTTGAATCAGGTGAAAATATGGCAGAGAGATTTATTGCCAGCAAAATGGGCAAACCCGTTATAGGTATTTTGCTTGATTTGGTTGATAAAGAGCGTATAACAAATTTATCAGTATGTACTCCTGATATTCCAAAATCTGATACGCAGACTCCTGAGCAAAAATTGAAAGAAGTGCGTGCTCGTAGAGATCAAGTTTTCCTTTCTCTTTGTGGAAAATTTTATAGCACTTTTGATGATTATGATAAGACCGGCATAGGTTTCTATGGTTCAAAAATGATGAATACTCCTGAGGCTGTCGAAAAGGCAGTTAAGATGCTTTCTCTCGTTACTACCGATGATTTTATTAATGTAAATCCCAACAACAGGAATGACGGTTCTGATAAATTATTTGCCGGTTTTAATACGATGGAACAGGGTAAGGATCGCCATGGTGATGGTGGAAAATATATTGAAAACAATTCCTATATAGACGATTGGAATCAGGGGCTATTTGTAATTTATGGAGCAGGAACTTCTTATGAATGTGTTGAATTCAAAGGTAATTTTAAAAAGTATATGGTCCAAAATTCGCATGTTTATTCTTCAAGGGAAAATGTAATAATTCCTGCAAATGTAGCTTCGATTCAGAAAGTATGTAAAGTAAAAGATCCCATGTATAAAATGATTGTTGGAAACACTCCTAATATTTACCTGTTTCCTGAAGGGGCTTTAATAGTAAATAAAGGTTTTATGAAACCATTTAATAAAAGTGATTTTATGAGGCCAGATCTTCCTGTTCAGAAAATGTATGAAGAACAGAACATCAGTAAGATAGCTTTGTGGGTATCTTCTAATGGTAAAGAGGTAGGTTATCATATTGAAGGTAAGGCTTTTGAACCTATGAAGAAACTTGCCGGTATTAATAATGGTAAAATATTAACCACAGCTGAAACAAGAGCCGCCTTGAATGTTATGGGTATGGATAAAACATCCAGCGATCGCGCAATGACTGTGGCATTTCAGAAATTTGCTAATTATAATGAAAAGAATAAAAACGTATTTATTTATGGTGTGCGTGATGATTATGTAAAATTTGATTTAGTGAAGGATATGGAAAAACAGGCCCGCGTAACAAGCGTGCTTAAAGAGATAGCTTACTCATTACGCAGGGATTTGATTAAAGAAGCCAGTATATTGACAGATCCTAAAACTGTTGATGTGATTCTTTCACTTAATTTTATCAATGAAGAAAGCATTTCTAATTATATAGAAAACATCAATGCTATGAAAGATGTGTTAGCCAATCTTTCTCAATTATTGGTCGCGTCTCGTATGGGATTAAGCGAGATTGATGAGACTGCGTGTAAGAATTCTATTAAAGGTTTGTCCGATGTAATTAATGGTTTGGAAAATCTTAAAATGAGCATGGCATGATATCTTTAAATGCAGGGTATTTTGAGAAGATTGGTGAAGAACTTGCCTCTCCTTTAAAGAGTTTGGCGTCATTTATTCTTTCTCCTTTTAAAGAAAAACTCCCTAAAAGGATCGCTCAGAATATAGATGAACCTGATGTCGCAAACCTTTTTTATATTCCTCAGATAAGCGTCAATTATCCTGAAAAGAAAAAACGCCATAAAAAAGAAGAACAGGTTGAACAGCCTGGATTATGGCGCAGGGTATCTAATTTTACTACTCATAGCTAAAAAAAAGACCCTCATATTCTGAGGGTCTTTTAATACAGAACGAGACCTCGGCTGGGGTCGGGGCAGCCTAGGCTCCATAGGCTGGTCCTTGAGCGCGAGCGGAGCTTGCGCGTACCAGACGAGATTGAAACAAAGAACTTTTGGCGCTCCCAAAAGTTCAGCAATCTATTTTGAAATCATCAATGCGAAACACATTGAATAAGGGTATAAACCCTACTTCTGTATTTTATGCCACCGTCGCAGAATTGGACTGAGTGGCAGGCTTTATCATAGGAACGATATTTTTAGACAATTTGGCTGTCGTCTTTTTAGACGATACTGGTTTAGCTTTTTCTTTATTAGATCGTTTTGGTTTTTCAGGTTGTTTCATAGCGAATGGAAGCAACGCTTTTACTAATTGCGCTCCCGCATCAATAACGCGCTCCATATCATCATATTCTTTTAATTGCTTTTTTTTAGTCATTCATCCTCCTTAGTATAAATGATCGCGAACCATTTGATCTACTTTTTGATTATATGGATTTACAGAATGTCCCTTAACCCATATAAATTCAAACGAACCAAATTGGTGAGAATATAGATCTATCAGTTTCCATAAATCTGAATTAATAACTGGGGCGCGATCTGATTTTATCCAGTTATTTTTTTTCCAGATAAGAAGATAATCATTAAAATTGCCGGACATATACATAGAATCGGTATATATTATTACATCTTGTTTATTTATTGCTAGTCCAAGATCTTTAATTTTTTCAATTAAATCTTTCAAGGCATTAATAGCCGCCGTCATTTCCATTCTGTTATTAGTTGTATTTTCTTCTCTATTTGAATTCTGTATAAATATATTATTGCCGGGGTCAAGAACTATATAAGCCCAGGCCCCAGGGCAATTGGCGTCTCTTTTGTTTCCAGAACAACCGCCATCGGTGTATATTGTAAATTCCATAACTATAATATATTTTCAGGAGCAGGAGTAGTGGAATTGAAAATATAGGTAGTGTTACTACTGGGCGCACTTGAACAGGTAACAGTGGCGCATGGAGTCATATTTTCTGCAGAAGGATAGCTAACGCACTCTTCGATATGATTATTTTTCTTTTTCTTTTTCTTTTTACCATTTCCAGTATTGGGAAATTTTTTACTTTCAAATTCGGTCAATTGTTGCATATATTTATCGCCTTTAATGCTATCTACTGATTTCAGAAAAGAGCACCATCCTTTTAATTCTTTTAATCTGGTTTTAGTCGTTCTTTCTGGAAACTTGTGAATAGCATGATGAACTTTGGCCCTGAATAAATGAACATCATCTTTTTGGACTGATGTCTTTTGATTAACAACAACTCCGCACACCTTCAATCTGCCCCCACAAGAGCGATATCTTGTTTTTTCTCTTTTAGCCGCAAAACCAAAAGCCCACAACAATCTATATGCTTTTGATTTGGTTTTTTCTTTTAATTCTTCAGGATTTAATATTTTGCTACTGAAAGCCAGGTCGTCTGCGTATCTGGAATATATTATTCCTTCTTTTTCACAATGCTCCGACATGGCTATATCGAACCCACGCATAACTATATTTGCCAGCATTGGGGAGGTCGGGAATCCCTGTGCTGTAAAACCATTGTAAGTGCAAATATCAATTATTCTTTTAAATAATGATTCGTAACCGGTTTCTTCACAATATTTAGGAATAAATACAGCTTTTATTTCTTCGCATTTATAATCATAATTATGGGTTTTATTATGATAAAGCGAAGGATTACATTTATCATCAAGCATTCTGGCATATTTGCTGCAATATCTACAAATATTTTTATTACCAAATAAACAATTCTGTAAATGTTTCTCTGAAATTGTATCGAAGAACTTTTTGACATCTATTTTTCCAACACTCTTAGCGCCAACATGCAGGGCGGCATTTGTGACTATTCCTCTCTTAGGAACAAATCCATGAGCCGCATTATGACACGCATATCTTTTGAGAAATTTATAATACACCATTTTTTGAATGTATTTTAAATCCCCGTCCGGCGCTAATATTATTCTATGGGTTCCATCATGTTTGGGAATTGCAAATCTTCGAATATGTTTTTCTTTATTAGCTAAAATGGAATCTACAAAATCAACTTTTTTTCCAAAAATTTGTTCGAAATTAAAATTACTGAATTTCCTTTTCTCCACTATCGCTTGGTCCATTACTACCCTCCAATGGAATTTGAATAGATGATTTTTCTCTTGCTTCTGCGATCGTTTTGGCTGAACCTTCTTTTATCATTTCGTTAGCCTTCTGTTCGATCGGATCTGTCGAATCAACAGCGTATTTTTCCATGGAATCCTCCTCATTTAGTGTTTCAGTTATTTTGTCTATAAATTGTTCAAGATTTTCTTCTTTCAAAGAAGCTGCCCCTACATTAAAATGACCGCCTCCGTGAATAATATATTTATCCTGCATTTCAGTAAACATTTTTCCAATATTAAATTTATTTGATTTTTTCTGCCAATTATTAAAACCCAATTGGATATATATGTTTTTATTGCCCACTGGCGTTATTCTTAATGAATATTTAATATCAGGTAAAACAAAATATTCAGAATATCTAGGAAATTGATTCATTCGTTTTTGTCTGACTATGGATATATTTTTTACCACTACAATTGAGTCTTTTATTTGTAGAGCATTTTTTTCAAGTTCAGTAACATAATATGTTCCTATTTTTAGTTTAAATAACGCTTCTTCTATATTCATATTAGAATTGGCTATTACTTCTACTATTCTACAACACGCCATTTCTGATGTCGCATGATATACTTTTTCTAAATATGCCCTTAATCTCATCATTGGATTTTTGTCTCTAAATATTTGTTCTACGCTATTATATTCTCCGGAATCTATCATATCAGCCATCCATAAATCGAAGCTTGTAAGCAATCCTGATTTAGATTGTTTTATATAATTAGCCACTAAACATGTTGCAGATTTGGCTTTAGGATCATAAATAATATTTTCATTTTTAATTGCGCTTTCTCCAAACTCAGGATTAAAATGATGATCTATCCATAAGTCTGAATCTTTTTCATACTGATAATCAAGAATGATTCGTTTGCTGGTTTTATGCCTTGGAATTGAATGAAATAGTGTGGAAAATTTTTCTCCTCGCAACGAGGATGATACTGGGTAAAGACGATAATTGGCATCTTTATTAGCATATAAAAAAATTGAAGCTGAAATGATGCCATCCACGTCATCATGAAATAGAACGTTATTGACGGGTTGCCTAATCAATGCGCCTCCCTTGTTGAGATTAAACATTCCGTACATTATAGTTATTTCACAATAACTATATAAAATAACGATTTATTTGGGGCGTTTAAGAATATATGGGGTGGGTTTGATTCGACCATCTTGAAGATGGCTCAATCCTTTGGTGGATTCTCTGGATGACTCCTGAATGGTCGAATCGGAAGGCTTATCTATAATGCCGGTATCTTTAAATAAAGGCTGAACATCTCCGGCCTCTCTTGCTTTATAAACTGTCGTTTTGGGTTTATTTATTTTAAATGTTTCTGCGGCTTTCTTTGTAAAAACCCCCTGGGTATTTCTGCTGACTGGAATTATTTTTTTAACTCCTGTAATACCACCGGGTTTAGAAATAACTGGGATTCTACCTATGGCCGTATCTTCTAATTCACCAGAATTTATAGCAGTAGCTCCAAAAATAATAACGGCGATCTTATCCATTAGACCGCCGTTATATATAGCTTGTTTAAGCAGCATAAATTTGCCGTTACTGGTTCTGGTTATTTCCTGAAGTTGCGCGACCAACACCATAAGCTGCGCCAGCTGCTCCGGCACCACCCATAATTCCAAGGGCTGCCTTAGATTTGGTTTTAAGATTACCAATCAATTCCTGTTTGGCTAAATTCCCAGCCATCGCTCTGGAAGCCNCAGTTCCCATAGGGGACTGTTTAGCCAACGCCATACTTGAACGATACTTTGATATTGATTCAGGAATATTTTTAAATGACTGTCCGACAGTTTTAGCTACGCCAGTCAATCCTTTCCAGGCCGCGCCAACAGGAACATTAAAACCAAGCTTTTCTAATTCATCGGCAAGGGCCTGGTCGTAAGATGATATTTTTTCATTTTCTTTTCCCCTTAAAGCATATCCAGCACCACCAGCAAGACCGGCAGCGCCAATTGTTGACAGTGCCGCTTTTGTACTCTGAGGAAGTTCTTTTATTCTTTTGATAATACCCTTTGCCTGCTCAGAACGCGATGCCGAAGTAAAAGCATTAGGTCCCTTAATTGTACTTATACTAGCATCACCTATTCTGCCGGCTCCCGAATAAAGATTCTTCCATGATTTGCCATATGTCGTAGCCAATTCTTTTGCTTTTTCAGGACTTGTTTTAATAACGCCTTTAAGAGCATCAATAGCTTTTTGACCTTTTTCAAGAATTTTTTTAGTAGGGAATCCAACTTTTTCAAGTTCATTAATAAATGCCCGATCTTCAATAGAAAGAGAGGACGTTTTGATAGAATCTGATAATCCTTGATTATAATACTCTTGAGCGATTTGCTGATTTTCAATTTCGTTAGCCGCAGTAAAAGCATTAGCCATAGCATTGGCTGCCTGATTAGCCCCGACATGTTTACCAGCTTTAAATCCACCATAAGAACCGGCTCCGGCCAATGCGGCACCACCTAATCCAAGTAATACTTTTTTTGCTATTTCGCCTTTTAATTTATTGGGCATAATCTACTCCTTTGATTTTATGGGATAAAGTGTTATAATATTAGTATACAATATTACCTTTAATAATTAAATATAATTAATTGCAATTAAAGTATTATATTTAATCATGCGGGGTTAATAATTATGAATAGAATACCTTTTAAAAAATTTATTATTGCATTTCTTCTATTTAATAAAAGTATACCATTTATTATTGAAAAGCTCAAGGAATTTGGATATTTTATTACAGAAGAAGAAACTAAAAAGATATTTGATGGATTAAGAGAAATTCTTCCATCTAATATAGTTGAAGTTATTAATGCTGGAACGCCACTTAATATTAATGATGAAGAACATGTTAAATGGCTGAACGAATTGGGAGTTTTTGAATTATACGATTATATGGCCAGGAAAGATATTGTTAAAGAGAATGAACCTGAATATTTTAGACGTATCGCTAATTGTTTGTGGATCCAGAGTTATGAGGAGATAATGTTATTGGTTAATATTTTACTGTTTAATCAGGAAGGTTTTGAAGAAATTATTGATATTATAAGATTTAAATGTAAAAGGATGTTAGACGTCAAAACATTGGAATTGTATTTTAGATTATTCTGGGACACTACCGATTTGACCACAAAAGACATATTATATTATTGCGTTCCTTTTAGAAATAATGATTTAATTATTCAAAAGTTTAAATTTAAAGGATTGCCCGACGATAGCAGCAATGATGGCTCGGATGTTCCTATAACCTTTCATGATACTAACTATATTAAATGGAAAATAGGTTATAATAATAAAACTCCTACCCCGACGATGAAAGAATTTTTAGAAAGAGTTAAAAAAGACAGTTATTATAAATATTATGAATCTATGAATATGGCCCAGAGTATAGAATCGGAAATAGAAGAGGGTAGTAATGATAAATTCGGTTCATTTAATAGTACTAAAATATTAAAACGAAATGTTGAAGAGCAACGAACCAAACTCACTAAACATTGGATGGATGTTTATTTAAAAGCGGCCCAAGCTATACCTGAGCCCAAGGAATCGGATGTCGATTTCTTTGAAAAAATGAGAAATCTTGAACTTGAGTTTGATGCTGAAGAAAAAATAATTCCGGCTAAAGACAATCCAGATATTATTAATGATATTAAAGGCGATATAAGCGCATGACAACACCTGTAACATTTGCCACTAATATTTTTTATTTAAATGGGGCGCCGTTACGATTGCCTATTGAATCCATGCGTCACCTCTATCCTATTTATAATAGAGCCGCCAATGCTATTTTATTAAAATTCGGCAGACAAACTCATAAGTCTACTACTATAGGATTTAAAATTACATTGCCTTGTTTAAAATATGAAAATTTTCATTCTTTATATGTAGCCCCTACTGGTCAGCAAATGTCGGTATTTTCTACGGATAAATTAGATGGGGCCATTCACGGTTCAGATGTTATTGAAAATCATTATTTTGAATCTGGATCTAAAGATCAAATTTCATATAAAGAATTTATTAATGGAAGTAAAATTTATTTAAGATCAGCCTTTCATACAGCAGATAGCATTCGTGGTATTTCGGGCGATCAAACATGTATTGACGAAATACAGGATATATGCAGCGATCATATACCTGTTATTGAACAATGTATGAGCCATAGTCTGGCTAAATGGGAAAATCTAAAACAACGTATGCCTAATTTGCCGATGCATTTGTTTGCATCGAAAATATACGCAGGAACGCCCAAGACCGTTGAAAATACGATGGAGAAATATTGGTTGAAAAGTTCTCAGAACGAATGGATTATAAAATGTACCAGTTGTAATAAACATAATTTTATTAATGAAAATAATATTGGTAAAAATTGTTTAATATGTAATAGGTGCGGTAAACCCATCTTTTACGCTAATGGTCAGTGGGTTGCCATGAATAGCGCTGGTTTTATTGATGGCTATCGATTGCCTCAAATAGTTTTGCCATGGGTTAATAATGAAAATAATATAGAAGCCTGGCAGAACAGTGTTATTAAAACTAGAGAAATTTATTCTTCTGAAAAGTTTTTTAATGAAGTTCTTGCTTTGCCATATGCTACCGCCAAGCATCCTATTTCAGTTCAGGAATTAATGGCTTGTTGTCAACCATATCATATGATTAATCCCGAATCCGGTAAAGAAGACCCAATGCTTAAAAGGTGTGAATTAATTACTGCTGGGATCGATTGGGGCAAAGGTGATTTGGCTAATGGTACCAGTTATTCTGTTTTAACCGTAGGCGCATATATACAAGATAAATTCAGAGTTATTTTTACTAAAAAATATACTGGAAGAATGTCTGATGCTCTTATGCAAATAAAAGATATGTTATACATTATAAATAGATTTGGAGCTAAATTAACTATTGCCGATACTGGCGATGGAAGAACAGCTAATGCTATGATGGTGGAATCGTTGGGTCCGATGCGATTTGGTGAATTGTATGAGCATGGAACTATTAGAAATAAAATAAAATGGGATAAGCTCAAAGGGCATTATATCATTAATAGAACAAGAGTTATGACAGATATTATCATGGAAATTAAGAGATCTTCAGTGGCCTTTTTTAACTATGATCAATTTCAAGAATTTCAATCGGATTTTGTTGGAATCTATGCTGAATATAGTGAAAGAACCAGGCAAACATTATATGACCATTCTGTGCCGGATGATGCGTTTCATTCTTTTATGTTTGCGAGAATAGCGTGCTCTATCCTTCGTGGCGAGTATAATCAGTATCTTATAGGCGGAACTAATGAGGAATGATTTTTAAATAAAATATTTACAAAAAAANGAGAAACCGTTATGCCGTTCAAAAGTGAAGCCCAGCGTCGATTTATGTTTGCCAAGCATCCTAAAATAGCAAAAGAATTTGCCGAAGCAACGCCAAAAGGAAAAAAACTTCCTGAACATGTTAAGGAGTCTGGCTTGACCATCAATGAAGAATTGATTCCTTCATTTATTAAAATAGCTAAGAAAATTTTACATAGATGAAATCGGCTTAATTAAACCGCCTTCATTTATATAAACTTCAGGATTTATTTGAAGAGTTTGATTAGCATCTGCCACCATATCCTGCCCTGAATGCTGATGTGCGGCAAAATTAAGTATTTCTTTGACAGTATCATCAAATAGTTTATCGTACCATTTAGTGTTCTTTTGATATTCGGATAATTCAGCATTCATGAATTCATTAATAAGATTGGCTTTAATTTGTACTAACGAATCATATGGGAGGCCTTTTTTAGTAATTACCAATTCAAACATTTTAGCTACATATGATTTAAATATGTCAATAAGTAGTTCGTTTCTATCAAGTTTCGGATCTGCATTAAAAATAGAATTTTTTAATTCTTTCTGAAAATCGTAATCATTATTCATAGGCCACCCTTTCATGTTGTGTATTATTAATATATATTAAAATGAAACTAGTTTCAATATATTGTTGATACTTTCAGGTAATAATGTTATATTTTCTTATATGGGTATATATTTATGAAATTTAATGCATTATTATATGCGAAAAAAGAATTTGAAAAAACGGCATTAATCAGGGGTAGTGCGCTTCAGCGTTTTTTAGTCAGGCATTCCCCTCAAGTTAAGAATATAACTTCGTCCGGTAAGATTTTAAAAGAGACCGGTGAAATCGTTGGATTGATTGGTTTGGGTGGAGTTGGCATGGGTGCGTTAACCCAGCCAAGAGATGTCTTTTCACATTAAAATAATTATTATGTCTACAGATATAATTCAAAATATAAAAGATATAGCCCACAAGGTTTCTGAAGATTATATTTTTACTAAGAAGGGCATGAACGATTCCTTGGTGGAATCTTATTTGAATGGTGAAATAGATAATGATGAAATTCTTAAAAGAATATGTGAACATGCTAATCAGAACGTGTATCTTGCAATATTTAATGATCCGACGTCCAATAAGGCAAATATTGTTTTTGAAATAGCGGACTTTAACAAAATAATCCCAATTATAAGGGAAAGCGAGAAAGCTATGAATGATTTAGGCGCATCTCCAATCGATTTCAGGTCGTCATTATCTTCAGCCGTTGTTCCTAAACTTAATCCTGCACCAAGAACATATGAGGAAGATGATAATCAGGGTGAAGAGGATGAACAGACTGCTGAAATGCAATCTAATGTAGAGAAATCAGCCATGTTACAGGGTGCTGTAGAATATCGTAATATGATTCAAAATTTTGTTGATAAGATTGCTTTATTGAAAGGCACTGAAGAAAAAAATGCCGAAGCAGCCTTTAATAAAATGGCGGATGATACCAAAATGCTTATAGCTAAAGACGATTCTATTGGGGATATTTCTAAAATAGCCGCTCGTTTTGTTAAAGAAAGCGGTTACCCTTGTTTTATGAAGGTGGCTGAAGCTTATGATATAATTCATAAAAGCCTTATTAATAATAATTTTTATGTTAAAACAGAATTTACTAAATTGTCTTCAATGAAAATTAATACTAAAGCTGAGGTATTAAAGCCTATTAATGAATTTGCCAATTCTTTATCAAAAATAGCTGGTTTTGATGAAATGCATAAAAATGCGTCATTAATTCTTGATGTTTTTAATAAATATATTAAACAAGAGTTAAAAAAGTAATGAATCCGATTACTCAAAAATTGATGGAGCGCCATTTATATAAAAGTATTGATCCGGAATCTGAATATAAAGGCACTTCTCTAAAAGATCGAATTTTACCCACCACTGTTGCGGCTATACTTTCTGGAGCTGGTGGATATGGTGTCGGTCGCCTGTTAAAACGATTTGATCCGGAGATATTTACAAATCCAAAAGCTTATGGCTTAGTTTCCAGTTCGCTTGGCGCAGGTGGAGGGTTCTTTTATCCTGATCTTCATAATGCTGTTTTAAAACATAAAAAAGGGCAATTAAGCAAAAAGGATGTCGAGCAGGCATTTTCTAGAATTAGAAAACTACATAATCGGATTAATTTAAGAGCTGGTGAAGTGTATTCTGAAGCTAAAGATTTTCAGAAAACAGCTTTTATTGGTTCTGCTATCAGGTTGGGTGGTGGGTTGGTCAGGGCTGGTTTAAAAGCGGGTAGCGTTGGGGCTGGTTTATTTGCGCAAGGATTAAAACCTGTTGCAAAAACAGCCCCTATAGGTAGTAAGGTTTTTGGAGCTACTACAAAAGGATTGGCTTTAACTGGTGTGGGCGGGGCTGGATATGCTGGGTATAATGCGATTCAGGCGCCAAGATCCGGATCTAATTATACTACATTTTTAAGAAATAATATTCTTGCCGGCAATATTAAGCCAGGCGAATTATCACAAAACGAATCGGCATCTGTTCAAAAATTGGGGATGCGATGATTAATAAATATTTTTTTCAAGAAATGGAAAAAAGGGCTTTTCCTATAATGAGCGCTTTAATGGCTGCTCAAAGTGTTTTTGATGTTAAAAATACAGCAAAACAAAATATACAAAATACCAGATTAGAGCCATTAAAACAGCAAGAAAAACAATTACAATTGCCTGGTAGTAATGCGTATGATTTTGAAGGTGGAAAGCGCATAGATTCTCAGGCTATAACTGCTCAGAATAAATACTAAAGGAGATATCATGAAAACAGTTAAAGAAGCCGCCGACATTCTTTTAAAAAAAGGCGAAATTACTCAGGAAGAATATAATGATCTTGAGAAACAGGGCGCATTTTCAGATTCTTTAAAAGGCGCGGCAAAAGGGTTGGCTGCTGGTATTAAAAATTTTGTTGGGTGGAAACCATTGAATGAATATGCTGGCCAGCTTCCTGCTAAGGGAAGTTTTTCGACTCTTCCTTCTAATACATTTTATGAAAAAGCGGGATTAGCGGGCAGGCAGATTTTAGAATCTGGAACGAAAGGATTAAAATCTATATTGCCTATTACTGCTGGCCTTGCTGCCGCAGGAATAGTTGGAAAAGAAGTATTTTTTGATCCTGGAATTCAAGAAAGAAAAATTGAAGATTCTTATAACACTATGTTGCAAAAGACCCCCATATTGGCTGGCGAAGATCAGGCAAAGATTCGTGATTATTTTGATGTTGTTAAAACATTCGCACCTCACGCTGCGGCCAATCCATTAGTTGCCGGTTCATTGGTTAATAAGATGGTTCAGTTTGGCGGGGTTGATCATAAGTTGGTTCAGGATATGGTTGCATTACAAGAAGGTCACGCAAGCGAAGGTATTGTGTCTAAAGTTATTGAGGGCGGCATTAAAACTATAACTGGTGTTCCTAAAACTGATAAAGATTAATTATGGTTCCTATAAAACATATTAGAATTGAATTGGAAAAACAAGCAGCCATTGGTGAGAAAGCGGCCAGGGCTGGGGAACATATTTATAATATAGGAAAATTGTTTTCTTCTATTGGAAGAGGCGCCATACATACAGGAACATTTATTAAAAAACATCCAGTAGCGTTAACTTCAGGATTGGCTGGAGTTGCCGGTATTTATGCGTTATCGTCATTAGCCAATAGGTCATCTAATCTTTATAACACTATGATCAATGCTCAACAAAAAGATCTTATGATTAGGCAGAATAATATTCTTCAACAAATAGCCAGCGCGTCAAATAAACAGGCTGATGATTCTAATTTTAATACACAGCAGTTAGCTATTGAACCTTTAGCTTAACAAAAAATTATGATTAAATATTTAGAATACGATTCTTTTGATGAATACGGACAACANATTATTCCTGTGAATAGCCTTTATCATATGAATAAGATGGCGAGTGGTACTTATTCGCCAGAATTGATGAAGATTATTCTTAATATGAAAAGGCGCCAGGATAGATATTATGTAGTAGTTAATGCGCTTGGATCGCATGAGGTTTATGGGTGTAACAGAAATGGTGATTCTTTTCCTGAATCTGGATTGAGCCACAAATCGCTTCGTACAGACATGGGTACCATTAATGATTATGGGTATAAAACTTTTGAATATTATGCGAAGCTTTATAAGCATCACATCAATAAAGATCCAAAAAATTCTTATGGTGAGATAATTTTTTCTCATTGGAATCCAATAATACATCGTGTTGAGCTTATTATTGCGATCGATAGCGAAAAAGCAAAAGATATTATAGATGCTGTTGAGTCAAATGATCCTGTTTCCGTTTCTATGGGTTGCTTTATTAATCCAGAATTTCCGATTTTAACTATTGAGGGATATAAACCAATTAAAGATATTAAAATTGGTGACCTGGTTTTTACACACAATGGAAATTGGAAGCAAGTAACACAAACACACCGAAGAAAGTATACTGGCAAAATTTATAAAGTTTGGATGCGTGGTCTATCATTACCGCTTGAATTAACTGCTGATCACCCAATGATGATGAAGTGTTTTCAAAAAATAAGTAAAAATAAACAAAGACCATATTATAATTCAAACGAATTTGACAATAAAAAATTTGATTGGGCCCATATAGAACATGTAGAGATTGGCGATCACATACAATATCTTCCTGTAAAATATAATCCTTGTGAATTTGCGGCTATTAATGATGAAAAATTGGCAAAATTAATGGGATATTATTTTGCTGAAGGTTCTTTCATATATAATAATGGCAAACCAAGCACGATACAGTTGTCTTGTCATTTAGACGATGATCTTCCTAGAGAAGTTCCTAAATTAATAAATGAATTATTCCCCAACACAACCTGTTCTGTTAATACTCATCATAATAGTGATAAGGGGTTGGTTGTAAATATTAATTCTACTCAATTGGCTTGTTTCATGAACAAATACATGTCACATCTGGCGCATAACAAAGTAATTCCGCCAGAAATATTTGTTGCTGAAACAAATATAAAATTATCATTTCTGGGGGCGTGGTTGAGTGGTGATGGTTTTTGCGATAAAAAGGGAGTACATTGGTCTTCGTGCAATTTAAATGCATTGTTGCAAGCTAGGGATTTATTAATTTCATGCGGAATAGCATCTTCATTATATCGTATAATACATAAAGCTGGTGCAGGATTTAACACACACGAAACTATTGAATATACTTTAAATATTTCACATCTTGATGCCGAACCATTAATTCCGTATTGCAATAGAAAATTATCAAATTTGTCAAAAATTATAGATTTGAAAGTTAGGCAGGGATTAACATCAATAAAGATTAATTCCGATGGAACTTATTCGTACCCTGTTAATGAAATAGAATGCTATCATGCAGAAAATATTCAAACTTATAATTTTGAAGTAGAAGATGACGAATCGTATATAGCCGCAGGATTGGTCTCTCATAATTGCAAAGTTAAGTACGATCGCTGTAGTATTTGTGATAATAAGGCTCCTACGCGAGCAAAATATTGTAAACATCTGATTGATTACATGAGNGAAATTGTNACTGAAGATCTGGCTCGCAAATGGTCTATAGAAACTGGGCGCAATATAATTCCAGGTATGCAGGTTTTTGCTTTTAATGATTATCCAAGATTTTTCGATCTGTCTCGCGTATACATAGGAGCAGATAGGACTTCATATATTTTAGGTAAAGCTGCCTCTAAAGGACATATTATTTTTTCTACAGATATAGCTGAATCTGAAGGTGTAACTGATGCTATGGTTGATAAAATGGCCGCTGTAGGGAAACTTGGTGAAATAGAAAAAGAATTAGGTGGTGCTGTCAGCCCTCAAGACGTTGATGGTCCTGCAGAAAAATCAGATGGTATTATGGTTAAGTCTGATGAAATGGAAGCGATTAAAAAATCATTAGATGAAAAAATAAATAACACAATAGCTTTGGAGCCAAGAATTCCCAACGATATGTTGGATGCAATGTCGTCTTCACTTCCTTTAAATACTATTTTTTCAACTTTATTCGGTTTAGGTATACATCCTAAACCTGCTGAATTTCAGAGAATTATTTTAATTAAAATTAATCAGAAGCCCCTTGCTGACGAACTCGATAAAGCTAATATAGTTTTTAATCATAATGATGAATCAGTAGAACCTGAATCGGTAGATATATCCCCTTCAGACTTCAGCGATACACTTGGAAAAGCGTTAATGCCTTTTATGTCTGAAAGAAGTTGTTTTCCAAGTATGCTCGGTCCAAGAATGAGAATTATTATGGTTAAGACGGCTCAATTTACAGATATTAATAAAGGAAACGTGGAGCCTAAAATTGATCCAGCTCTGACCGCCTTGGCTGGCTTGGCCGCTTTATATGCTGGCATGAAATTAAAAGCAATGGGATATGGCCCTAAAGATTTAGCATCATTGGTTACAAAGCCATGGATAATGCCTTTAATTGGCGGTAGTATAATGTGGAAAATATATGATGAGATTAATAAAAGAGAGGCTGAAGATCAGGCATTATTATCTGGAACTGATTATAAAAATATTTTACAAAATACTAATCTTTCAGGTCATTTAAAAGTGGCAAGTCAATTTGATTACAAAGGCGCTGCTGATAAAATAGGAAAAGGATTGCTTACATCAGCTTTAATATTACCATCTGCTTATATTGCAAACGCGTGGAATAAAAAGTCTTTATATGAAACTGGTAAACCGGCTTTTCCAGGGGCAGGAATTAATCCATTAACTGCATCTGTTCTTGGAGGCGCTGGAACTATTGGGGCACAGTATCTTCATCAGGGGGTTAAAAATGTGATTAAGAAAGAATTATTAAAAATAAAAAAATAGTTGCATTTATTAGTTTGATAATTTATAATTAGAATATGTGAAAGCTAATTAGATTTAATTTATATTTATTAACAACGAATTCACTTAACTTAAATTGGAGGCTTCCATGGAACATCGAACAAGTACTTTTGAGGATCATCTGAGTGTTATTGAAGGCGGACAGCAGAAGACAGCTTCTAAGAATGTTGCAAAAGACAAGAATAAGGATTCTCTCCTTGCAAAGCTCGCCGCTGAGCTTGGCATGGATAAAGAAAAGGGAACTCCTGAAGCGACAACTGAGAAGGCTCATGAAGCAGCTGAAAAAGCAGCTGAAAAATCAGCCCCGATAGCTGAAGGTCAGAGAGAGCAGGCTGGTGAAAATCCTGCCTCAGCTTCTACTGAAGTTTCTGCTGCAACTGATGGTGTTGTTGTACCTCAGGTTATAGTTGCTGGCGGAGATCCTGTTCGTGCTGAAGCTGGAATGGCCGCACATGTAGTGGCGCCGGTTGGCCAGACTCCTCTTATTGCTACTGGTGAGAATACTGTTACTGATGCTCAGAATCTGAATAAGACTCCTGAGGCAGTGGCAGCCGCTTCTCGTGGTGCAGGTGGGGCGCAGGCTGGTAAACTGGAGAGTGCTGCTGTTGCGACTCCGGCGCTTAATGAGGAAAAAGAAGCTGAGAAGATTGGTCAGATTATAGCGAAGTCATTCCAGACAACCCTGGAAAAGTCCGCAGCTGATCAGGATTATGTTGCTGCTCTTAATTATCTCAGTGAGAATGGTCTTCTTGAAGGTTTTAATGTTAAGGATGCTGGAATTGCGAAGACGGCTTCGTATCAGGCTGGTGGTCTTGAAAAGCTTGCTAATAAGCAGCCCCTTTCCCGCGAAGATGTTATCAGCGCGGCGATTGAGTATGCTGATTTAGAGAAGCAGGCCGCAGAGGCTGAAGAGCAGGGTCGTGCAGATGCTCATGCTCTGGTTGATTTTCTTGCTTCTATGGAAAAGACCGGTACTGAGCAGAATGCTGAGACTGGAACTGATCAGGAAAAAATCGCTGAGCTCTTGAAGGATGAGAGCGTTGTCAGTGCGATTAAGACCCTGAAAGCAAAACAGCTTCTGTAACTTATAATAATAAGGAAGCATGATGCTTTTCAAAGAGACAAATATAGGCCGCCTAATCCTGGAACATGTATCCATGGAAAAGGCGGCCAATAAAAAATCTGATTTTGACTCAGCAGAAGCGGTCAAAATAGCTGATGGTTTGTCTAAAATAGCATCGTATCCTTATAATGAAAAGGTGTATCAGAATGTTCAGGAAATAATGAAAATGGCTTCTGATTGTTTATATGATCTCAAATCCGCTTATGATAATATTGTAAAAGAGAAAGCTGAACTTCAGAAAGTTGCTGAAGTACAGTGCATGATTGAGGACATGGCTCTTAATGGAATGGTTGATGAGAATGATATTCGGGAAAAAGTGGCCGAATTCATGAAGAAATCCGATCATCAATTGGAAGTGGTTAAAGAAGCCATTAAATTAGCAAGCAGCGGAAAGAGTTCAAATGTATTTTTCTCAGAAGACGCCCCAACCACTTTGAAGGGATCTTCAAAAAAAGGAATGTTTGACGGCGTACTTGCTTAACTTAACTTAGTGCTTGATTAACTTAATTTTGTTTGACTTAACTTAACTTAAACCAAGGAGAATCTCATGTTAGAAATTCTTACTCCGATGAACAAGGTCGAGCGCGTTTCGAGACAGGTGGACCCAGCTACTTTTGTTGCTGCGCCTGGTGTGTGGGCATTTGTTGATACTGATGGTTCGCTTAAGAATATCGCCAGTACTGTTAATAATAAGTTGAATAAGCTGGTGATTGGCAGTGCCTCCACTGATAAGTATGAATCGCATGATATTGAAGTTGGGCGCATTACTACTATGGAAAGCCATGGTGCGCGTTGCAAGGTTGATACTGTTGGATATACCGGGAGTCCGTCACAGGGTGATATGATGGTCGTATCCAGTGCTCTGGCGACTCTTGGAAAACTGATATCAACAAGTGGCGCTGTTGCTGGAACATATGAAATCGTCGCACGTTGCGAAGAGATTGATTCAGTAAGTGGCACTATGGTTTTCAGGACACTGTCTCCTGTTATGATTACGAAGTCGTAATTGAATTTGTGAATGTTATATGGGGCTGTTAAAAGCGGCCCCAGTAATATAATAAAAAAAACTAAACCAAATTAACAAGGAGTTACTATGTTACGTGACTTATCAGCAGTTCAGTTTAATGAAGCTTTCCTTGAGAAGGTCGCGACTATTGAAGGTCAGGCTCAGCTTACTGAGGCTGGTCGTCAGTATGTCAAGGTCGAACTTATGGAAGCTGCGTTTTCTCGGGCGATCATACCTCAGGAGCCTATTACGACTTCTGATTGCCAGAGGAACATCAATGACAATTCACTGTATGTGATTCGCGACATCGAGCCTGAAGCTGCGGCAGTTGGCGTAGACAATCTTGGTGAGCCGAATGGGAAATATGTTAAGGGTGAAAGGTATATCATACCTATCATTAATTTCTCTACGAACCGTTTCCAGATTACTGTTGAAGACCTCAGGGCGTATCAGTATAAGATCACTAAGCGTATTGAAGACAAATCGGTTCCCGTTCTTGAGAAACTGGAAGATAAGTTTTTCCTGCGTCTTTGTGGTGCTGGACTCGCTCTTGCAGCTGCAGATACGGCTCGCAAGTGCGTGAAGTATACAGGGGCTAATGACGATACTAGTAATCTTACGATTGCGACCAAAGATATCGTTAAGATTAAGAATACTCTTGCTTCTGGTATTAATGGTACTGATGCAAAGCGTAAAGAGGTTGGTGTGGTTCTGATGTGTCAGGAAGTGTTTGAAACTGCAGTCGTGCTGCCGAGTGCTGGTGATGACTTTGGTAAGGACCGCGTTCTGAATGGTATCACTTCTGATACTCTGTTTGGAACCAAAGTTGTTCGCACGATTAAGAGTGATATGCTTCCCCAGGGTCATATGTGGGCGTTCACAACCCCTGATTTCCTTGGCCATAACTTTAGTCTTGGTGATCCCAATTTCGAAATTAAGTCTAATTTTGGACTTATCGAATGGCAGACCAAGGAGTCAATTGGTATGGGTATCGGTAATGCATTGTCAATGGCCCTTCTGACCCTTAGAGGTTCTAAGGCTCCTGTTACTGGAACTGGCCTTGAGGTTGGAACAGATGGTACGTTGCCGGCCGCGATTAGCACGTATTACGCATCACTTAAGGTATAGTGAAGTTTCTTATTGTTGAGTATTGAGGAAGGCCTGGCCCGTGTCGGGCTAGGCCTTTTTTACTTAGTATTTTTAGATTAAGCATGGAATAACTATAATGGGAAATTTATCTTTAAGCGAGCGATAAATTTATGGCATTAACAATCACAGAATATGAAACAGCTTTAAGATCTTTTATTAAGGATAATGCTGAACTTAATAGACTGCTTAAGTTCGCTCAGGAAAATACTGATACTTATTTAAATTTATATATCAATATGGCAATTAGTTTTTTAAATGCCATACCGCCCATGATCGGGCCATTTGGATTTGATACTTTTCCAATACCAAATTTGATTATTCATCAAGCAGCGATTGAATGTTTGATTTCAAATAGCATAGTCAATGCAAGAAACGAATTGGCATATAATAATGGTGGAGTAACTGTAAAGATACCGGATGGTTCAAAATTTTTGAATTTGTTACAATTGTTGTATAGAGCGACTGATGCGGAGATTTCTGCTTTGAAAAGTATTAAGATAGCAATGAACATTCAGAATGCCTGGGGCGGGGTGAGTAGTCCCTACTCATATTTGCATGGTCGCAGTGCTATCTTGAACCCTAACAGCATCTTATCGGGATAATTATTTTATTAATTATATTGATAATACTCAACCCAAGTATTATATTAATATTAATAACATTCATTAACATTAACAAAAAAAAGGAAGGGTATGAAAAAATGCGTCAGATGTGAATTGTTAAAAGAAGAAAGTGAATTTTACAAAGACGGATCTAGAAAAGATGGATTAAGTAATAGATGTAAAGAATGTGATAAAAAGCAACATCGGAAGCACGCAGACGAACACCCTGAATATAAAGAAAAACAACTTCAAAGAATTATAGAATGGGCAAAGAATAATAAGGAAACTATAGTTGAAACCAAGAAGAAGTGGAGAGAAGAAAATAGGAAAAGAATAAATGAAGTGCAAAGAATATGGAGAAAAAATAATCCGGAAAAAGTTATAGCACAAAGAATAAGAGACGCCTCAAAAAAGAAAATTATCGAGGCGTTTAATGAATAAAGATATAGAATATAGATTAGAAAGATCAAGATTAAAAAAGATTAGATTACAAGAAAAAGATATTCAAAGAAAAAATGGACTAAAAAAATGTTCGCGGTGCAAAGAGTTAAAATCAATAGATCAATTTAATAAAAGTTCTAGCAAAAGAGATGGATTACATGGCGCATGTAAAAACTGTATATCGCAATATCATAAAGAGCGTTATATTCCAAGTACAAGGGTAAGGGTTCCTGGCAAATGGTCAAAATTAAATCCTGAATTAAGAAGAGAAACAAGATTAAAACATTACATAGAAAATAAAGCTCATATTAATGAAATAAAACGTTTGTGGAGACATAATCATCCAAAATTAGAAGTAATTCAACAATTCAAAGATGGCTTAAAAAGGAAATATAATCTAACTCTTGAACAATATCAGCAAATGATCGCTGATCGAAATAATAAGTGTGATATTTGTGGGCATGAATTAATCAGCGGAAGAAAAGGAAGGTACGCAATTAATGTGGATCATAAACACGGCACCAATCCAATAATCGTTCGTGGTATTTTGTGTAATTGTTGCAATAAAGTAATTGGATATGCTTATGATGATATTAATATATTAGAAAACGCTATTAAATACTTAAAATTTCATTCAAACAAGGCGGCATAAATGGATAAATCATCTTGTTCCAAATCTTTACCCAAAAAGAAACTTCCCATGGTTCGTCCTGGTATGAAAAAGACTGCACAAGATACTGCGACCTCATTTAATGAAACTGTACCTTCTACTGACACTGGAATGCCTCAGCTTGGGCAGCAACAGGGTCAGCCTGTTAATCAGAAAAATACAGTTGTTAATGAGGCTTCTGATCCTTATGCTGTTGTTCCTCAGGAACAAGAACAGGGTCAGGACATGGGAATGCAGCAGGATTTCTCAGCTCCTCCTGAAATGATTGGTGCTGCTCAATCATTTTTAGGTCCTGAAGTTATGCAATCAGCAATGTCTGGTGATTCTAACGCGCAGGATCTTATTGCTCGAACAGCTGCGCAAGTTGGATCTACATTTATGACCATGGCCTCCAATTCTGCGCTTCAGGCCCAGCCTGCAGAAATGGAACAGGGCGATATAAACGCTCAGCAGAATGGTGCCGCACCACAGGGAATTACATCTCCTGAAGATGATCTGGCTTCAGAACTTATTCCTAATATTGAACAGCAACCAGCAAATCCTGCGATGCAACAAGGTAATCCTGGGGAAAATACTGGTAATGAAAATAATGAAAATAATGAAAATTCTGAAACTGGCGAAACGGTTGATGCCAAAACTGTTGCAAAACTTATTCAATTGGCAAAAGCTGGAAAAATTTAATATTAAATAAAAGAGGTATAAAATGCCGACTACAACGACCACTACAGCTGCGCCAACTACGACAACTACGACAGCCGCTCCGACTACGACCACTACTACAGCTGCTCCTACTACGACGACTACGACAGCTGCTCCTACTACGACGACTACGACAGCTGCTCCTACTACGACGACTACGACAGCTGACTA